GTCCAGTTCTATCTGGACAACAGCGTTTTGGCCCATTGCGTGATGTAGGTTACGCAGTTTTAGAGCAAGATGCTTATATTGATTTTGCTGTAGCAACTGGTTCTGGTACAGCTGGTTATGCTGGTTCATCAGGTCAATTTGTTACATCTAACAATATTCCAAACCAAGCTGGTCAACTTTACACACCAAATTCTGCATTTTCAGCTGCTGGTCCAACAACCACAACTCCAACAGCAGATTCTTCTACCGCTATTTATCGTGGCGTAGTAATGTATTTGCCTATTCAATGTCAACTTTTGGATTTTATTGTTGATATGCCAACAGCTATTACTGCTACTGGTTCAACACCATCTGGTGTAAATATCTACATTGGTAATGCGTTTACTACTTCTTCTGCTGGCGCAACTTATGCAACAGCAGCAATTGGTACAACTACCTATGGTACTGCTGGTCGTTTGACAGTTTCTTATTCAGCTGCTGAATTAACTGCCATGTTATCTAGTACTTCTGATATTCAGAATCCACAACTTGGCACACAGCCTAGCTTTTTCTCACAGTTAGTATTTACTGTAGCGATTGCTGGTACAGCTTTGGTTGCTCCAACTGCGGGTCAGTTTAGCTTTACTGTTCGTTATACACAGTCTGATCCTAATATTGGAAATAGCACAACTTACCCTTATGGTAACTTTGACTAATTAATCCAAGGGGGACTTAGGTCCCCCATTAACAATTTAGGAGATTAATTATGGCTGGTTCCGTAGTCACAACAAATAACGTATTAAATTCAATTAGTCGTCAGGCAAAAACTGAGCCTTTTGATTTGCAAGTTGCTCGCAATCAAATAACAGGACATTCACAAATTTTTATTTTTGGATATCAATCGGGAATTGGTAGTGCAACATCTATTCCTATTTGGGAAAATGCCACTCCATATACTTATGCAGCATCTGCCATACCAATGGTATTAACAAGTACATCTGCAACTGATACTGGAAATGTGTTAGTTCAAGGTTTAGATGCAAACTATAGTCCTTTAAGTGAAACTGTTACTTTAGCTGGAACACTTACAGCCACAACTATTGGAAGTTATTTACGTTGTAATTTTTTAACTTGCGTTTCTGTACCATCTGGTCAAACAACCAACGTAGGTACTATTACAGCAAAGCAATCATCTAATATTCTTGCTCAAATTAACGTAGGCATTGGTAAGAGCCAAGCTTCTATTTACACGGTTCCTGCTGGATATACATTTTATTTATACCAAGTAGATGTTAGTACAGATAATGATTATTCTGGAGCTGCTAACGTAACTTACAACGTATATGCTTTTAATAGAAATACTGGTGTGCAATATAGTGTTTTACAACAACCATTTACTGCTATTTTTACTGCTAACCGTACTTTTAATCCATTTGCTTATAGTGAAAAAACGGATCTTCAATGGCAATTAAAAACAAGTACTGGAACAATTGGTGCTGGTGTAATTGCTGTAGGTAAATTAATTAAAAATAGTGCAGATTCAAATAATACTTAATCATGGCAAAGACTCCTGCTTGGCAGCGTAAAGAAGGAAAAAGTCCTACTGGTGGCTTAAATGCTAAAGGTAGGGCTTCTGCTAAGAAAGAAGGAATGAATCTTAAACCACCTCAACCAGAAGGTGGTTCTAGAAAAAAATCATTCTGCGCCAGGATGGAAGGTATGAAAAGTAAACTAACATCAGAGAAGACTGCTAAAGATCCTGATAGTAGGATCAATAAAAGTTTAAAAAAATGGAAATGTTAAATGACTCCAGAAGCAATTGCAGCAATATTAGCAGTCTGGAACTTGCTAACTTCCATCATTCTTGGATTGGTTATGTTCATGTTAAATAGTGCAAAAGAACTTAATAAAGAGTTAAATGCAGAAATGCAACGTCAATCAATTCTTTTGAACAAAACACGAGAAGAGGTAGCCCGTGATTACATTACTAAAATCGAAGTGCGTAGCGATATGGAACGCATTATTAACCGTTTTGATAAGCTGGAAGAAAAGCTTGATCGAGTTATTGAAGGGCATAAATAATGCCAAGTAAAAGTAAAAAACAGCATAACTTTATGGAAGCTATTGCACATAGTCCTGAGTTTGCTAAAAAGGCTGGTGTTCCACAGTCTGTAGGTAAGGATTTTGCAAAAGCCGATAAAGGCAAAACATTTAGAAAAGGTGGTGATGCGATGGCAATAAAGAAAAAGATGGCTGTTAATCCAGCAATGGCAATGATGGCTGCTCGCGCTATGCGTACACCAGCTCCAGTTCAAGCAGCTCCAATGGGTGGCGCGCCAATGGGTGGTATGCCAGGTGCGATGATGAAAAAAGGTGGAAGCACAATGAAGAAAATGGCTAAAGGCGGTGAGACTATGGGTCCACGCACTATGTCTAAAGACGTAGAAAAAGGTTCAAACAAACTAACTAAGTTTGGTGAATCAGCCGTTCAAAAACGCGGTCATACCAAAGGTACTAACTTAGGTGATTCTGGTAAACGTATTGGAATTGAAGGTAGCGGAAAAATTAGCAAATATGCTGAAGGCGGTACTATTAGAGCTTCTAAGATGGGTACTGTAAAAACTTCTGGAGGCCATAAGCCACACGGTGATGGAATTGCAGAACGCGGTAAAACTCGTGCAATGATGCCTAAAATGAAAGGACGCACAATATGAAAAAGACTAAACGCTATGATGATGGTGGATTAAGTTCGTCTCAAAAAGAATGGTTAGGTGGTGCAGACCAAAGCGATCCTATTATTATGGCTCGTATGCGCGCTGCAGTTCCTGATGAGTCTACTAAAGCTACAAATTATGGAGAGCAAAATGAATCACCAGAAGTAAGTACTCCTAAAGCAGTAGAGCGTACTGTAGTTAAAACTAAAGTTACTCCAAGAATTACTGGTGATGACACCATTAATCCTGATGTTAAGATGCGTTCTTCTGTATCAGAAGCCAAAAAAGCCATTGGTGTAGGTTCATTACCTAAATCATTCAAAGAAGCTGGTGGTAATACAACAGCTACTAAATCTAAAGCTGATATGCCTTCAATGAAGATTAGTCTTCCTGATCCACTTTCTAAGTTCAATGCTAAAGGTCAACGTACTGGCGGTAAAGACTTTGAATTAGGTGTTAAAAAAGGTGGAGCTATTAAGAAGATGGCATCTGGTGGCAGAACTTCTGCATCCAAGCGCGCTGATGGTTGTGCTACTAAAGGCTTTACGCGTGGCTGATCCTATCAAAGCGATGGAAATAATGAACCAGTTAAATCTGGAAGGCGGAAATGAACCCGCTGCTAAAGCTATTTCTAGAGCAAATGATAAGGCTTTGAATCCTGTAATAGCTGAAAAGTTTGAAAGTGCTTTAGATAAAGCGAGAGCTGATGCAAAAGCATTTATTAATAACGGCCCAAAGTCAGTTCCTAAACCTTATTCAGATTTAGGTCCTCGAACTAGTGGATCTGGCGGTGGTGGTGATTTAGGGTTTGGTATTCAAAAGATGAACAAAGATATTAAACGTAACTATAAATCTGGTGGTTCTATCTCTTCAGCATCTAAACGTGCTGATGGCTGTTGTATTCGCGGAAAGACGAGAGCATGAGAGCTAGTCGTGGAATGGGAGATATATCTCCCTCCAAAATGCCTAAGAAAAAGATTATCCATAGAACGGATAATCCTAATGATGTGGAAGTTTATGCTAAAGGTGGGACTATAAAACATAGTGGTCCTATTCAAGTGTCCAAAGTTCCTGGCAGCATGGCTCCCATTGTTAAAAAAATGTTGAAGAATCCAGGAAAATTAACTGCTTCTGATATGTTTGCTAAAGGTGGTTTGTATGAAAACATTCATAAAAAACGTGATCGGATTGCTGCTGGGTCTGGTGAAAAAATGCGAAAACCAGGAACCAAAGGTGCTCCCAGTCAAGCAGACTTTATCAAGTCAGCCAAAACAGCCAAGAAAGGCTAGGACATATGTCAGAAAAGTGGATTCAAAAAGCGATCAAAAAACCAGGAGCACTCCACAAGGAGCTAAAAGTTCCATCTGGAAAAAAGATCCCAGCAAAAAAACTAGCAGCAGCAGCAAAAAAGCCAGGTAAATTAGGCCAACGTGCTAGATTAGCCAAAACACTTAAAGGCTTAAAATAATGGCGTATACGTCTGGAACTTCCGTATTTAACTTAGACATGGCTGAACTTGTCGAGGAAGCGTTTGAGCGTTGCGGTTCACAGTTGCGTTCTGGATATGATTTTAAAACAGCCCGTAGATCACTCAATCTAATGAGTATTGAGTGGGCTAACCGTGGTATTAACCTATGGACAGTAGAAGAATGTTCTATTCCATTAGTGACTAACCAAGGTATTTATGCTGTTCCAAACGACACAATTGACATCCTAGACCTTGAAACCAGAACCAGTAATTCCAGCATATCGAATCAAACAGACATTAATCTTAGCCGTATTTCTGAGTCCACTTACGCTACCATTCCTAATAAACTTACAACAGGAAGACCTGTACAAGTCTATTTTAATCGGCAGTCTGGTAATTCTGATGTCACCACTTATACAGTATCTGGCACGGCTATTGCTTCTACAGATACTACGATTACGCTAGGATCACCTACAGGAACGCTAACTGGGTTACGTTCTACTGGATTTATCCAATTAGATAGTGAAGTTATTGCTTATACCAATATTGTAGGAAACCAGTTACAGAACTGTTGGCGCGGTCAAAACGGCACAACAGCTACTAGTCACCCTATTGGAACTACTGCAATTGCTCAGTATTTACCCTGTGTCAATATCTGGCCTACCCCAGACTCTGGAGGTGGACCGTATACATTGGTCTACTGGCGCATGAGAAGAGTCCAAGATGCTGGAACAGGTGTCAATATACAAGACGTTCCATTCCGTTTCATTAACTGCATGGCGGCTGGTTTAGCTTATTTCCTATGTATAAAACTACAGGGAATTGACCCGCAACGGGTAATGTTCTTAAAACAGGACTATGAAGACCAGTTTAATCTTGCAGCGCAAGAAGACCGAGAAACAGCCCCAGTTCGCTGGGTTCCTCGAAACTTGTTCTATTCAAGGTAAGTCATGCCGTCAAATTTTGCTTCTGGTAAGTATTCGATTGCCGAATGTGACCGCTGTGGTCAACGGTATAAACTTACTCAGTTAAAAAAGCTAACAATTAAAACTAAGCAAGTTAGCATTAAAGTATGCCCAGAGTGTTGGGAACCAGATCAACCTCAATTACAATTGGGAATGTATCCTGTCAATGATCCCCAAGCGGTAAGGGAGCCTAGACCTGATACTAGTTATTATGGATCTGGTCAAAGTGGTTTGCAGACCCTAAATGGCAATGCAAATACAGTTTCCCAGAATGGATATCCTGGGGATGGTAGTAGACAGATTCAATGGGGTTGGTATCCAGTTGGTGGTTCAAGTGGATATGATCGTGCTTTAACACCTAATAGCTTAGTTGCTGTTGGGACAATTAACTCAGTAACAGTATCAGTAACTTAGGAGCTAAAAATGGCAAAGATGGATAAAGAATCAAAAAAAGAAATGTCTGCTGATAAAAAGCAATATGTAGCGTTGAGTAAGTATGCGTTTAAAGAGCATGATGCCCAAGAGCACAAAGGTGGCAAAGGCACAAAAATTACTCTTAAAAAAGGCGGAGTAACTGGCAAAGCTATGAAAGCTGTAGGCCGTAACATGGCTCGTGCAATGAATCAGAAATCTTCTGGTAGAGGTCGTTAATATGAAAAACCAAATAAAACCCACTAAAAAGAATAGCCCAGCTATTCATGTAGGTGCTAACCGTGATAATGGTCCAGCTGAAGAATATGCTGCTCCGCATGAAATGGGTGGTAAAGCATTGCAAGAAAAAGACATTGGCTATTCAAATGAAATGCCTACCCGTAAAAACTGGACACCTTTAAATGGTGGAGTTTCTATTGGAAACTTTGATATGGTAGAAAATGAAGGTATCACTATGCGTGGTCATGGTGCTGCAATCAAAGGTATCAAGTCTAGAGGACCAATGGCCTAATGAATTACGTCCAGTTAACACAAGCGATACAAGATTATTCCGAAAATACGGAAGCCTTATTCGTTGCTAACATTCCTACGTTTGTACAGCAAGCGGAAGAGCGTATTTACAATACGATCAACTTTGCATCTTTGCGTAAAAATGTAACTGGAACTCTTACATCTGGAAACAAGTATTTATCTTTACCGCTTGATTGGCTGGCAACATATTCAATAGCTGTTATTGATTCTTCTGGAAACTACACTTATCTTTTAAACAAAGATGTAAACTTTATTCGTGAAGCCTATCCTAATGCAGGAACGGCATATAACGGATTTCCAAAGTATTACGCACTTTTTGGACCTCAATATACATTACCAAATGAATTATCTTGCATATTAGGGCCAACGCCAGATGCAAGCTATACAACTGAATTACATTATTTCTTTTATCCACCATCAATTGTTCAAGGTATTATTTCTACCCTTAATACTTCCTACAACACAGGATCACTATATACCAATGGTACATACGAAAACGTACCATTAACTGGCGGATCAGGTTCTGGAGCAACTGCTACATTTACTATTTCTGGTCAATCTGTTACTGGTGTAACCATTAATAGCGGTGGTCAATTCTATGTAGTTGGCGATACTTTGACTGTATCTAATTCCTATGTTGGTGGCTCAGGGTCAGGATTTTCAATTACTGTTCTTACAGTTAATAACTCTACTGGCACAAGCTGGCTTGGTGATAACTTTGACCCAGTACTTCTTTATGGCTCTATGCGTGAAGCTATGCTCTTTATGAAGGGTGAGGCTGATCTAGTTAAATATTACGAAGATAAGTACGCAGAAGCTCTTGATTTGGCTAAACGTCTTGGTGATGGTCTTGAACGTGGTGATGCTTACCGTGATGGTCAAACTAAATTAGATGTTAGTGGAAGGCGTTCATAATGGCTATTGTTCAAGGTCAAACAACTACCTTCAAAACCAATTTATTAAGTGGGGCAGAAAACTTTACTTTGTCTTCCCCATATACATATAAAATTGCGCTATATACAGGCTTGGCTACGTTAAATAACACAACCACAGCCTATAGTAGTGTCAATGAAGTTGTATCGTCAGGCTATACAGCTGGTGGATTGGCTTTAAGTATTTCTAATCCTCCTACTGGAGATACTCTTAATAACATTGGTTGGATATCGTTTAATAATGCAGTCTGGACAGGAGTTAACTTTACTACCAGAGGAGCATTAATTTATAATTCCAATACTGGTGCATCTGTTTTTGTTTTAAATTTTGGCAATGATATTACTTGTGTTTCAAGTTTTACCGTTACCTTCCCAACAGCAACTTCAACAACCGCTGTTCTTACTATTAGTTAAGGAGTTAATATGGAATTATCAAACTTTGGTGACAGCAGCGTTGCTTCCGTTACCCGTGCAAACGATGGATCTGAATCTATGGGAATCCAAGGCCAATATTATGTTAAATGCTATGACAAAGATGGCAATCTAAAGTGGGAAGATATTGCTTTTAACTTAGTTAATGCTGTTGGTAAACAGGCTTTGTTTGATTATTACTTTGGTGCTACTGGTACAGGTGGCGGTACAGCTGCTGGTGCTAACTATTTAGGATTAGTAGGAAGTGCATCTGCTACTGCTAACTATGTAGCTTCAGATACTATGGCTTCCCATACTGGTTGGATTGAGGTTGGTTTGGCTAATGCTCCTGCCTATACAGGAAATCGTCAGTCACCTTCATGGTCAGCTGCAACTAGTGGTGGTACAACACCAACTAACGTCACGACAAAAACAGCTACTGCATTAACATTTTCAATGACTAGCGGTGGTACTGTAT